ATTCCAGTACGGCTGGTTCGAGCGGCAATTACAGTACGGCTGGTTCGAGCGGCTATTCCAGTACGGCTGGTTCGAGCGGCTATTCCAGTACGGCTAGTTCGAGCGGCTATTACAGTACGGCTGGTTCGAGCGGCAATTCCAGTACGGCTAGTTCGAGCGGCTATTACAGTACGGCAGCAGCCACTGGGGCTTATTGCAGAGCAAAAGCAGATGGAAAAGACAATGTCGCAGTCGCAAACGGCGCACACAGTAAGGCACGTGGCATTCTGGGCTGCTATCTGGTGCTGACCGAGTACGACGATGACGGCAATATGCTGTGGGCAAAGATGGCAAAAGTAGACGGCGCCCACATCAAAGAAAACGTCTGGTACACACTCAAAAATGGTGAGTTCGCGGAAGCAGAGCAGTAAAAAGCACTGCAAAACCAATTTGAAAGAAAGGAGCATGCCATGCAAAAGCCGAGCCTTACGATAGGCGAATGCGTCCAGATCCTTCGGGACAACAACATCTCAAAGACTGAAAAGGTCTTGGGAGCACAGATCCAGGCGGGGCTGTTTACCAGCTGGGCGATTCCGTCCGTAGGAACAAAAGAACCTTGCCCTGACATCTCACGCGCCGGTTTTATGGCGTGGGTGAAGGACTTTTACAAGCTCGAAAAGGTTTATACAAAGGAGGAACCGAGAGAATGAGAAAGAAACCGATGAATTTTCGCCTCATCTTAGCGCTGGACGGGCTGGCTTTACTGGCAATCATCGGCGCGGTGCAGGTGGTGCGCTGGGCCTGCTCCTGGCTGGCCGTTGCGCTGGCTTACTGGGGCGGCTGGGACATCGCCGAGGCTGCGCATGCCGCGCCTTGGATTATTGTTGCATCCACTGCCGGGCTGGCGATGTCGTTTTATGGGATGTATGAGGACAACAAACGGTATAAGCGCAGCGGCTACGGCAAAATCGTCCGCAACCATTCTCGAAACTCGGAGTATCCGCAGGATGAGGAGAAGGGCGCATGAAGCTGGAAGAGTTGATTCGGCAGCAGGCCGAAGAGTGCCTGAAAACAGCCACACGGCTTGCAACGGAGTCCGCGCTCACGGGAGACATCTGGCTGCGGGTCATCTGCCGGGAAAAATCAGAGGTCTATAGCGCGGCGGCAGATGGGCTGCTCACAGCCCTCCACGATGCGGAGGACGTCGCACATGGCTGATTACATCCACTATGTCACATGGTACACCGTGTACAGCGCCAAGACCGGTGAGGTAGTGGCAGCTGGAACGTCCGCCATGTGCGCTGCGAAGCTTGGATACAATACCGCCAACAGCTTTGCGTCTGTCGTTGGACACCGGCGCTATGAAAAAAGGCGTCCGTACAAGTACATTTTTGAGCAGGAGCGCATTGATCGTGCGGAGGTTGACTGTCTCCCTCCGCTTCGCCGTTACTGCAAAAAGAAAGGTCGGCATACGAAAAGGAAACAGGAATATGAACGGTAGATATATGCGAGCCGCAGAGATTCGCTGGAATAAGCGACAGCCGGAACGGCTGCGGCACATCCATCGGGATGAAACTCAAAAACAGCAGGCTTTATTCTGCTGCCATGCTTACCATAAAGGGGATCCTAGCAGATGCGATAAACTGGTTTTTGCCGGTTTTGACCCCGTGTTATCAAGTGTGCAGGCTCAGCATTGGGCGGACGAAAGCTGGCCGCTTTATGACCATATCGACGTCTTGGATTCTTCTGGCCGCAAGATTTACGGGAGGTAATACACATGAGTCAGACGTTAGCCCGCAGAGCCCGCATCAAAGACCTTTCCAACAAGGCCGAGGGCATTTTCCAGTACGTCGGGAACGACAATGTGCTGTTCCGGCTCATCAGCACCGGCAACAAGCTCACCAGCGACGTCAACTATGCTGTGGCTCTGTTCACCGGCTTCGCCCGCAGCCATCAGCTGGGCAGTCAGGAGACCCGCCGCACAATCGACTCGATTTATCGCCGGGTCGGTGAGCTCATGTGCCTCATTGACATCGTCCACGCCGCCGCCGGCGAAGAAATCATGCCTGAGCCGTATGAATCCATAGATTTTTGTTACATGACCGAGTACCGCACCATGCTACGGGAGGCCGTCATTCGTGGGATGCCGGACAACTACAAAGGCCCAGCGCAGAACCCCTACACTGTCAGCCTTGTGCAGCCGGGCGTTGGCTACGGCGATGGTTACACACCGGACGAGTACGATGACGATTTCTTTGCCCGTTTCACTCGCCAGGAAGAACCCAGGGACCGGAAGCTCGTCTTCCGCTGCACCAAATCCGAGCTTGACGCCATTAAGCGTTATGCAAATATCATCGATATTAAATTTACCGAGGAGGATATTCACCATGCCTGAGAAAATGAACCAGACCCCTATCGAGATGCTTGACCAACATGTCACCCCGCCCACAGAGATGCCCGCACCTGCTGCACCTGTCACCCCTGCCCGTCAGAGCTACGCCGAGAAGGTGCAGGGCCTGACCATTGACGAGCGCAACTGGATGCTTGCAAAGTCCAAAGCCGCCGCGATGGCACAGCTGCCCGAAGGTTTTCTGCCTCAGACCTACACTGGCAATCCCGGCGCGTGTGCCATCGCCTGCGAGATGGCCCTGCGCATGGGCGTCTCGCACCTTTTCGTCATGCAGAACCTTTACGTCGTCCATGGTATGCCCACATGGAGCGGCAAGAGCTGCAAGGCCCTCATCGACAACAGCGGCCAGTTTGCAGGCCGCACCCGCTACCGCATGGAGGGCGAAGAAGGCACCGACAACTGGGGCTGCCGCCTGATCGGCGTGGACAAGCTCACCGGCGAAAAGGTCGAAGGTCCGAAAGTCACGGTCAAGATGGCAAAGGATGCCGGGTGGTGGAACAAGAATGGCAGCTACTGGCCCAAAATGACCGAAATGATGCTCAAGTACCGCGCCGCCGCTTACTTTGCCCGCGCCGAGTGTCCGGAGGTCCTGATGGGCGCCAACATCGACTATGAGGTGGGCGACGGCGACGCCGAGGAAGAGGGTGCTGCTCATGCTTAACCTCGTAGCATTGATGGGCCGTCTGGTCTACGACCCGGAGCTCAAGACCACCCAGAATGGCACCAACGTGTGCAGCTTCCGCATCGCGGTTGACCGCAGCTTTGCCCGGCAGGGCGAAGAGCGCAAGGCCGATTTTATCGACGTCACCGCGTGGCGGCAGACCGCCGAGTTCGTCTGTAAGTATTTCCAGAAGGGCAGCATGATCGCCATCGAAGGCAGCTTGCAGACCCGTCAGTACCAGGACAAGAACGGCAACAACCGCACAGCCACCGAGGTTCTTGCGTCGCAGGTGAGCTTTTGCGGCGGAAAGGCCGCAGAGAAGCCCGCTGTGCGCGATTTCGACCAGCAGACGGAAAATCATGTGCGCGAAGCAAACGCCGCTCACAACACCTCGCAGAAGTCTCAGAACGTACCGGAGTATTCGCAGGGCAGCGCAGACGACTTTTCGGTCATCGACGACAGCGAAGACCTCCCGTTCTAAACCGAGAGCTGCGCTATCTGGCTATACGGGCGTGTAAAGGAGGTGATTGAGTGGCGCAGGACGATAAAAAGTCATTTGTGGCGTATCTGAGCTGGTTCGACGCGCTGGAAGAATACTCCGACGCAGAGGTTGGGCAGTTGATGCGAGCTCTTGCACGGTATGCCAAAACCGGAGAAGAGCCCGAATTTTCAGACCGTGGGATGCGGGGCAACTGGAAATTTATGTGCAGCGACGTAAAACGGGCGTCTGAAAAATGGGATGAAACTCGCAAGAAACGCAGCAACGCCGGAAAACGCGGTATGGCAAAGCGCTGGGGAAAGCCTGACGACATAACAAAAATAACAAACGATAACAATGTTAATGACGACATAACAAAAATAACTGTAGATGTAGATGTAAATGGAGATGTAGATGTAGATGGGGATGTAGATGTTGTAAAGCGCGATAACACCGCCGCCGTTGATATGGAGTTATCAAAAATCGTTCAGCATTACCAGCGGGCTATCGGCGACTTCCCGCGTTCGGCGCTGGAAAAACTGCAAAAATGGCGGCAGGAGTACAGCACGGAGATGATTTTGCTGGCGATCGACAAGGCCGCAGAGGCTGGGAAACGCTCGTGGAACTACATCAACGGCATCCTGTCTGGCTGGCAGCGGGACCGGATACGCACCCCGGGGGACGTGGCAGCGAATGAGCAGCGCCGACAAGAGCAGCCTCGCGGGAAACAAGCCACAGAAAGCACCGCAGAAGCATACGCAAATATTTTCAAGGGGGTGAAACCGTGACAGTGGAGATGATGACAAAGCTTCTTGCGGACGCTGAAGCCTATTTTGGACGGCCTCAGACCGCAGAGAACCGCGCAAGTATCGCGGAGATCTGGGCGAACTCATCGCTCAAGGATGTGCCGGATAAGATGGCCTATAAGACATTCCACGAGGTGATTTCGGAGTGCAGCTGGCAGAGCCAGCTGCTCCCGGCGTGGAAAAAGGCCGTCGAAAAGGCCCAGGGTGAGCAGATGCTGGCGAAGCACTGCCTTGCTGCCCGCACCCGGATACTCAAGTCCAGGAAAGAAAGAAAGCTTCTTGGGCAGGCAAACCAGAACGGAGGACGAAATGCCTAGATACAAAGTCATCGTAGAGTGCAGCGGCCCGCACGGGAACGCGGCGCTTACATACCGCATCAATACCGCAAGCCGGTTTGCGGCAGAGTTCCGGGCCTGCCAGCTGGCGGGCGACCATTACCCCGAATATCGGGACATCAAACCGGTGAGGACGGAGGCGTTGGATGAACACAGACGTAATGTTTAGTAGCGTTACAGACCAATGGTCAACTCCTCAGGATTTCTTTGACGGGCTGAATGAAGAATTTCACTTCACACTTGACCCATGTGCGGATGAACTAAATCACAAATGTGCCAGGTTTTTCACAAAAGAACAAGATGGTTTGGTTCAGAGCTGGGACGGCGAGCGAGTATTTTGCAATCCGCCATACGGAAGAGAAATAGGCAAGTGGGTGCAAAAAGCATCTGAGGCTCACGCTCTGGTGGTGATGCTGCTTCCGGCCAGAACAGACACAAAGTGGTTTCATGATTTCATCTACCAAAAGCATGAGGTGCGCTTTGTTCGTGGCCGGTTAAAATTTGGCGGACAAAAAAATTCTGCACCCTTTCCGTCCATGGTAGTGATTTTCAGATGCAAAAATCAGAAGGAGGCATGCAAAAATGACAATGACGCCGTGTAAAGACTGCCCTGCACGGCACCCGGTATGCCACGACACATGCCCCAAGTACGCCGAGTTCAAGCGACAGCGGGAAGCGGAAGCCGCTTACACCAGAGAGATGCTAGACACAGGCAAGGTCTACCACTACGATTACGAGGACCGCCACCGGGAGCGGGGCCGCAAGAAGTACATGGGAGCGAACGGAGGAGCGGACAGATGAAAGTGCTTATCGCCTGTGAGGAATCGCAGGAAGTCTGCAAGGCATTTCGGGCAAAAGGCCACGAAGCCTACTCCTGCGACATTCAGGAGCCGTCCGGTGGGCATCCTGAATGGCATATCCTCGGAGATGCTCTAATGGCTCTGAGGGGGGGGCAAATCGTTACGATGGACGGCGTGGCGCATGAAGTTGGGAAGTGGGATTTGCTCATTGCTCACCCGCCCTGCACTTATCTAAGCAACGCCGGGGCAAGGCATCTTTGGAAAGGGCATGAGCTTCAGGCAGACCGTGTGATGCTTGGTATTCAAGGCCGAGACCTGTTCATGCGTTTCTGGTGGGCAGATGTTCCACAGATTTGCATAGAGAACCCAGTGCCAAGCCGGGTATTCTGCCTGCCGAAGTATGCGCAGAGCGTTCAGCCGTATCAGTTTGGTCACCCATACACCAAAAAAACCTGTCTTTGGCTCAAGGGTCTGCCGCCGTTGACCCCAATTAACATTGTAGAGCCTGTTGCTACATGGTGTCCGTCCGGCTCGTATAGTCATAAACACGATGCAAAAAATAAGGGAATGTTTACGACTGATCGGGCGAAGAACAGAGCCAAAACATTTCCGGGAATCGCAAAAGCAATGGCTGAACAGTGGGGTGAGCTATGATGCACCTGACCCTCTACGGCGAACCCCGCACCAAGAAAAATTCCGCACGCATTCTCCGCACACGCTCCGGGACCCCATTCGTAGCCCCCAGCAAGGTTTATGTGGATTATGAGACGGACTGCCTGCGGCAAATCAAAAAGCCACACAGCCCCATCTCTGCCCGCGTGAACGTGAGGTGTGTGTACCACATGAAGACCGCCCGCCGGGTCGATCTGGCAAACCTCATCGAGGCGACCACGGACATTCTGGTAAAAGCCCACGTGCTGGAGGACGACAACAGCAAGATCGTCGCCGCCCACGATGGCAGCAGGGTGGAGCTTGATCGGAAGACCCCCCGGGTGGAGATCTGGATTGAAGAAATGGAGGAATAAAGCCGCATGAATCAAGTTTTTCTAGTTATAGGTTCAGCATTTTGCTACGTTGGTGGTTTCTGCATCATGATCTTTATTTTGGGCGTGATGACTGAGCTGTGCATCGAAATCTGGGACGGAAAGTTTAAGCAAATCTGTCTCAGATTTCAAATAAATCCGGCCGATGTTGCCTATTTGGCTGAAAACAGAAAAGACATTGAAGCGTGTCTTGATAAGCAGCGCGTTCAATGGCCAAAAACAGATACTGCGCCTTCTGGATGGTGGTACTGTCCAAAATGCGATGCGCTGAATCAATACGTCAAAGACGACGAGTCGGTTGCATACTGCCGTTGCTGCGGGCAAGCTGTCGATATGGATTACTACAGGAGGCATGCCAATGATTCGCAGATGGACACCTGACACTGACGTGCCGAAGCCGGACAACGGCGTGGACTACCGCACCGTCAAGGCGTGGTTTCAGCAGTGCCGGGACCTTGCGGCGGCTATCGAAGCCCAGAAGCAAAAAATACAGCGCATCCGGGACGTGGCCGAAAAATGCACCCAGAACCTGAGCGGGATGCCTGCAGGTGGTGGCAATGGGGACAAGGTGGGCTTTGCTGTAGAGCAGCTGGACAACGAGCGCCGACAACTTCAGAGGATGGAGACGGACCTATGCAATCTGCGTGTCGAGGCCACCCGGCGGGCATACTGCCTGATAGCCGAGCCGGAATGTGCCGAATCGATTTGCGAGCACTATGTCATGGGCAGGTCTCACAAAGAAATCGCAAAAGAAGTCGGCGTGTGCGGGGCAGATGTGGTCTACCGGCGAATCAAACGCGGATGTATGGCCCTGGCCGAGATATGGGACGAGTTTTCTGACGTGCAAAGTGTACAACATGCACAAGAAAACACAGCGTGATTTTGGAAGGGGTCAGCTCTTTTCAAGTCTGTAAGCTTAGATGTAAAATTCTAATAAGCGGTTCAGCGCTAAGCGGTAGCCGCTTGCCACGCAGCCTCCGAAACGGTTCCTTCCTTGTGACAGGTTTTCATGCTTTCCTGTTCTCCTTCACCGTTTTGCGGGCTGCTTCTATGCGATACACTGACACAAAGGCAGCTTGTCGCTCACGAGAGACAAGAGGCGGTTCGATTCCGCCGTATCGCACCGTATGGCGCATGGACTCATCCCCCACAAAGCTGCACGCTTAACCTCCCGTGCCACGAGAGAAAGCTTTGAATCCCTGAGGGTGTGGGTAGACTTCCCGACGGGATGTGCGTCAAACAACAGCCCTGGCGGAGAACCAGGGCTGTTTTATATGGCCGCCTGAGCGCAGTACGGAGCGCGTGTCAGCTGAGATATTGCTGGCTGGTTCGAGTCCAAGGGCGGTGTTTTATACTCCGGTAGCTCAAGTGGTAGAGCGGCGGTCTCCAAAACCGCATGTTGCAGGTTCGAGTCCTGCCGGGAGTGCTTGCATGATCTGACGAGAGCGGGGAGTGCAATAGCGGGGCATCCGGCCGCGAAAGTTCCGGGTGCAGAGGCTTTGCACCCGACAAGCAAGGCCTCTTATTTTGATATTTTGACCGTTCGGATTTTCCGGGCGGTTTTTCTTTTGCATGAGTTTAGAGAGGTGGTGGCGGTGGGCGCACGGCGGCTGACAGATAAGCAAAAAAAGAAGATCGTTGCGGACTATGTGCAGCTCCAAAGCTACCGCGCAGCCGCAAAGCTGAACGATGTTTCGGACGCGACCGTCAAGAAAGTCGTAAAGGAAGACCCGGAGAGTGCGCGCTTGTGCGCACAAAAAAAGCGGGAAAACTCGAAGGACATGCTTTCTTACATGGAGAGTAAGCAAGGGGAAGCACAAGAGCTTCTCGGGCTGTATCTGAAAGCGATGGCGGACCCGGACAAGATTGCGGAAGCAACACTGCCGCAGCTGTCAACGGCGTTCGGCACCATCGTGGACAAGTTTGCCATGCTGGGAGATCAAAGCAGCATAGAAGTCCCGGACGATGGGCTTGTGGAGGCACTGAGCGCCGCCGCTGACTTCAGCCCGCCGGATGACGTGGAGATACTGCCAAAGGAAGAGGACGAAAATGCGGAAAAGTAACGGCTTTCGCTGGAAAGCCCTCAGCCAGCGGCAAAAGCAGGTCCTGAGCTGGTGGACGCCGCAGAGCGCATACAGCGGCTACAACGGCATCATTGCCGATGGCGCCATCCGTTCGGGCAAGACCTTTGCCATGAGCTTTTCTTTTGTCCAGTGGGCCATGACCTGCTACAGCGGGCAGCAGTTTGCCATGTGCGGAAAGACCATCGCCAGCTTCCGGCGCAACGTGCTGGGAACGCTCAAGCAGCAGCTTGCGGCCCGTGGTTACAACGTCAAGGAGCACCGGGCCGAAAACTGCATGACCGTCAGCAAGGGCGGCAAATCTAACGAATTTTACTTTTTCGGCGGCAAGGACGAGAGCAGCCAGGACCTGATCCAGGGCATCACCCTGGCCGGTGCGTTTTTTGACGAGGTGGCTTTGATGCCGCAGAGCTTCGTCAATCAGGCCACCGCCCGCTGCTCTGTCACCGGGTCAAAGTTCTGGTTCAACTGCAACCCGGGCAGCCCACAGCACTGGTTTTATCTGGAGTGGGTGCGCAAGTGCCGTTCCCGCAAGATGATGTATCTCCATTTCACGATGGACGATAACCTGTCACTTGCCGAGGACATCAAAGAGCGCTACCGCAGACAGTACAGCGGCGTTTTCTATCAGCGCTACATTCTGGGCCTGTGGACGGTGGCTGAGGGCCTTGTCTACGATATGTTCGACCGACAAAAACATATCATCGACAAGTTGCCGGAGCTGTCCCCGAAGAGCGCCTATGTGGCGTGTGACTTCGGTACTCAGAACGCAACGGTGTTCCTGCTGCTCCAAAAACAGGCAGATGTAGACCGCTGGATCGTCACCCGGGAGTATTACTACAGTGGTCGAGAGCAGAAGCGGCAAAAGACCGTGGGCGAGTACGTCACAGATCTCAAAGCGTGGCTGGATGGACTGAAACCGGAGCGGGTCATCGTTGACCCCTCTGCCCTGCCCCTGATTACAGAGCTGCGCAAGAACGGCTTTACCCAGACTCCTGCAAACAACGACGTTCTGAGCGGCATTCTGGACGTGCAGACCATGCTGCAGACCGGGCGGCTGAAGATATACAAAGACTGCAAGCACACGCTGGAAGAGTTCGGCGTATACGCTTGGGATCCAGATAAAGACGACACCGTGCTGAAGGTCAACGACCACTGTATGGACGCCATCCGATATTTTGTGCGCACGAAGCGCCTTGTGAAACTGAGGGATTGATTTTGAGCACTGTATACACATTCCAGACCTTTCAGCAGGCGCAGGCCGCCGGGGAGCAGCCTGATTTTGTCCGGCGGTTCGTGCTGCAGCACTGCGCTTCCGGCCCTTACAGGATGGCGCTGGACGCTGACCTGTATGACGCCCAGAAAAACCCGGGGGCTGAACGCTTCGCGCAGGCTTACGCTTTGATGCTGAAACGCCTGTCCAAAAACACAAAGCAGGATGTCCTGCACCCCGATATGGTCAAGAGTAATCTTTTCCGGCGGCTCAACAAGCAGAGAGCCACATACTCCCTCGGCAACGGCGTGGTCTTTGCGGACGATGACGTAGACAAGGACAGGCTGGGGCAGAACTTTGACGAGCAGATCCAGAAGGCCGGATATTTCGCCCTGATCCACGGAGAGAGCTTTGGATTCTGGAACAACGACCATCTGGTGGTTTTCAAGCTGACCGAGTTCGCACCCCTGTACGATGAAAAGACAGGCCTTTTGCAGGCTGGCGTGCGCTTCTGGCGGCTGAACCCTGACACGGATATGCACTATATCCTGTACGAGCTGGACGGCTTTACCGAGTACACGGAAAGCAAAATCGGCAATATGATGAAGGAGACCGTAAAAAAGCAGGCATACAAGAGCGTGACCGTCACCACACCCGGCGGCGGGCTGGAAAGCGTGGAGGGCGAAAACTACAGCGCTCTTCCCATTGTGCCGCTGTGGGGCTCCGACCTGCACCAGAGCACCCTTGTGGGGCTGAAAGCCTACATTGACAACACCGATCTGGTGATGTCCGGCTTCTGCAATGACTTGCAGGACTTTTCGCAGATCTACTGGCTGTGCGAGAACTTCAATGGCATGACCGATGGCGAGCTGCAGGAGTTCCTCGTCAAGCTGAATCTGTACCACATTGCAGGCGCAGACACCAGCGAGGGCGGAAAGATCACCCCCTACACCACCGAGATTCCTGTGGCGGCCCGGCAGGCTCTTTTGGAGCTGCTCCACACCCGGGTGTATGAGGACTTCGGCGGGCTGGATGTGCATTGCGTCAGCGCGGACAGCACCAACGACCATTTGGATGCGGCCTATGAACCGCTGAACCAGAACGCGGACGACTTCGAGGCGCAGGTCAAGCCGTTCATCCGGCAGATCTGCGCACTGGCTGGCTTTGACAACGCCATGCCGGCATTCAACCGCAGCAAGATCACCAACACGGCTGAACAGGTCGCAACGGTGATTTCTGAGGCGCCGATCATCGGTCAGGACATGGCCATTGACCTGCTGCCCAACCTGACCCCGGAACAAAAGAAGCAGGCCAAGTCCGCGCTGATGGCTGAGAGCGCAACGAGAGAGGCCACGGACGAGGAGGACGAAGATGAACCTTCAGGAATTTGATAATTTAGCAAAATCCGGCAGAGTGAAAGCAACGATTAACGTTTCGGTTTTTAAGATTCCGCGATATGTCGATAAGGTGTGTGGCCTTTCTTCTGGCTTTATCCGATTTCGATTTAAGGGAGACAAATTTGATACGATGTGTGGGCTCGGTGGCGTTAGATTTATGATCGAAGAAAATGAAACAGACCGACCGTGACCGCATCTCTACCCGCCAGCTGAACCGCTTGCGCCGCCGTATCCTCCGGGTGTACGGAACTGCCCGCCGGGAGATGCAAAAGCAGCTCACCGATTTTCTGGAAAAGTACCGAGCTTTGGACGAGCGCAAGCGGGCGCAGCTGGACGCAGGCGAGATTACTGAGGACGACTACCGCATCTGGCTGCAAAATCAGGTCTTTCAGTCCGATTTGATGCACGCCAAGCTGGACGGCATCACACAGACCTGCACCACAGCCCAGCAGACGGCCTACAAGCTGGCCCGGGACGAGCAATACAACATCTTTTCCTTTGGTGCAAACTGGGCCTTTTACGAGCTGGAACAGGCCGCAGGCGTGACGTTTGGACTGACCCTGTACAACACCGAGGCAGTCAAGCTGCTGCTCAAAGAAAACCCCAAGCTGGTTCCAAACAAGCGCATCAAGAGCGAGAGCAACCGCACCTATGACGCCCGGGTGTTCAACCGCTATGTCATGCAGGGTATCGTGCAGGGCAAGAGTGTCCACGACATCGCCGTGCAGGCCGTAAACGGCATGGCAGACACGGAGATTCACTGGGCCATGAATAACGCCATCACGGCACTCACAGGCGCTCAGAACGCCGGGGCTTTGCAGCAGATGCGCAACGCCCAGGCTCTGGGCATCGAGGTCAAAAAGCGGTGGAACTCCACCCACGACTACCGTACCCGTGAGACCCACCGCCTGCTTGACCAGCAGACAGCAGAGCTTGACGAGCCGTTCAAGGTCATGGGATACGAGATTCAGCGCCCCGGAGACCCCAACGCAGCGCCGGAGATGGTTTACCACTGCCGCTGTGTGCTGTCCTCTGCACTGGGCAAGTATCCTCGGCAGAACGCTATGCAGCGGGACAACGTGACAAAAGAGGTCGCGCCTGTCATGGATTACACCGAGTGGTACAAAGCCAAGGGCGGCAAAGAGAAAGAACAGATGTGGTGGGCGGAAGAGCGAAAGCGCAGAAAGGAGAGTTCCAAAAATGAGTAAACGAGGCTCTGGTAGTTCTACAAGGGCGAGCAGCGAGAAGACTACGCTTGATGAATTTCTCGCAAAACGTGGCTTAAGTTCGCCCATCAGCGATTACATGGACGATAAGATGCGCATTCCTCACGGCCTGACACGCCGCCAAACGGAAAAAATGCAAAGGGAAGCCCACGAGGCCGCTGCACAGTATTCCGCAAGGCGAGAGTCTGCTATTGCAGAATACAAAGCGGGCGTTGCGTCTGGCACAATCAGAGAAAAGAGCCGTGTTGAAGTTTTGATGGGCAAAGCGAAAGGGCATCCTGACAATCCTTCCACACAGGCAGCACGCCGTGCGCTGGAAAAACGTGGTTACAACTGGAAAACAGGAAAAAAGCTCAAGAAAAAGTAAGGTTTGGAGGGATGAGCCGTGATTCTGCCGATGGAAAACACCGAGAGGATGATATTTCCCGGTGTGGGTAAGTACGGCATCCCTGCTATCAAGCCGGAAACGGACATCCGCATTGACAAACTGGAATGGATTCCGGTCAATTATGCGCTGACAGCCAAAGACAAGGCCACAAAAGGCGTGCATTTTTACAAGGACGATTATCAGTTTGAACGGTTCTGGAACAACCCTGACAAATACATTTCCCTTTTGCAGCAGTTCGGCGCGGTATGTTCGCCGGATTTTTCGCTTTACAGCGATATGCCGCTTGCGGTGCAGCTTTTCATGCACTACAAAAAGCACTGGCTGGCGGCATACTGGCAGGCGCACGGCATCCACGTCATTCCAACGCTCTGCTGGTGCGGCGAGCAAAGTTATGACTGGTGTTTTGACGGTGAGCCTAGAAACGCCATCGTGAGCATTTCGAGCCACGGCACACAGTCTGACCCATACGAAGCGGAATGCTTCGCAAAACACTGCCGTGTGGCGCTGGACAGGCTCAAACCGACAAGTGTTTTGTGGTACGGAAAATGCCCGGCAGAATTTGACTGGAACGTCACAAAAATCAAGCCGTTTCAATACGAAAGGAGGCATTACCGTGAGTAAACGAGGTTCGGGCAGTTCCGCGAGAGCAGGCAACGGAGGAATAGCTGCTTTTAACGCGGCGTCGCTGCCGATTAAGGGCAGCGAAAAACAGGTTGCTTGGGCGCAAGATATTATTCAGAGCTCTTTTGATACGATTGATGCAAATATCAAGCGCATGGAAGAGCAGAACAAAAAAGAGATTGCAGATTTCAAGCAAAGGCATCCGAGCAGCAAAATGACGGCTGAGCTCAAAAGCAGAATTACTGCGGACAATGACGCTTGGATTGCGGCTGCAAAAGAATACCGGAGCGCCAGCGCTCAAAACTTTTCCAAAATGAACGAAATCCCGGCAAAACAGGTCATTGACAGCAGATATAACTTCTCCGGCGAGGTGATTTTAAGAAGCATCAATTACAACGCAGAACAAAAAAAGCGTAAGAAATAACCATGAAATTTAACTACGACATAAAATTCAACGACAACACCCCGCAGCTGCATGAGGCGCTGGATTCGTGGGAAGAGCGGGTGCTGACCCTATGGGGCATGAAGGTGCAGGATTACGCCCAGCTGCTTGTGCCCACAGGCACGGCAGACAGCACTGGCATTGAGGGCTACGTGGGCGGTGCGCTCAAGCAGAGCCTGACCTACGCCGTGGACCTTGCAAAAAAGACCGTGACCATCGGGTCAAATCTTTTTTACAGCGTCTACGTTGAGCTGGGAACAGGTATCTTTGCCGAGAAGGGCAACGGACGCAAAACGCCGTGGGTCTGGAAAGACTTCAACGGCAAGTGGCACTTTACCCGGGGCATGGCCCCTCGCCCGTTCCTCCGCCCGGCGGTGGAGAATCACATTGACGAACTGCGAGAGATCGCGGTGGAAGAAGGAAACAAGGAGGCTTAAACATGAGCATTTTCGACTATGACGATAAAGAACTCTATAAAGTTGCCGTAAAAGTGGATAAGGTTCTTAGAGAACACCTTTCAAAGGAAGAATTGGAAATTGTGAGTGCATATCTTCTTACAATGAACAAATTTGCGGAGATTGCAGCCGCAAAAGAAGAAAAATTTGCAAAAGAAGCGTTGGACGAGCTTTTTGAAAAGGTGGATAAAAAACATGGATAACATTGTTTACACCGCTACGGTTGAAGGACTTACGTTTGAAGACATCAAAAAATTCAAGAAATGTTTGAATGGAACAGCGACCCACGCGTTGACATTTCTCCATATTACCAGCAGGAGATAAAAGAACGGATTCTTTTGATTGAAATGCAGAAAGCAAGAGAACATCTTCAGGAACTTTGCGATAATGCGTATGGAAAAGGAAATCGCGTTATTATGGTATCTTCTCAGAAATCAATTTAATACTCAGCGGTTGGCGCACAGCGTCAGCCGCTTTTTTATGCCGCTTTAGCTCAGGTTGGCGGAGCGCCGGATTTGTAATCCGGGGGCCGTGGGTTCAAGCCCCACAGGCGGCACCACACCGGCAGCACGTCCGGCAACCGCCTACAAAAAGTAGGCAATTCACAAATCCGATGGCGAGCACGCCAGCCCGAGCAAGGGCAGAAAGGACTATCACATGGCACTCAAAAGAGCTGACATCCGCACGATTCTGGAGAACACCGAAACCTCCAACGATGACAAGGCGAAGGCCATTCTGGACGCCCTGCACAAGGAGACGGACGAACTCAAAGACCAGCTGGATGCAGAAAAAACAGCCCGCACACAGGCCGAAAAGGACCGGGATGCAGCCAATGGCGGCAAGCAGGCCGCTGAAAAGGCGCTGACCGACTACAAGGCCCAGCAGACCCAGAAGGACACCCACGCAGCCAAGGAAGCCAAATTCCGGGAGCTGCTGAAGACCGCCGGGGTGCTGGACAAGTACGCAGACCGGGTCGTGCGGCTGTCCGGCGAGGACATCGACAAGCTGGAGCTGGACGAAAAGGGCGAGGTCAAGGACGCCAAGAAGCACGCCGACAGCCTGAAAGCTGATTGGAGCGACTTCGTAGGCACTACGACCACCACCGGCGCAAAAGTGGACACCCCTCCCACCAACACCGGCTCCAAAATGACCAAAGACCAAATTTTTGCAATCAAGGATTCTACCGAACGGCAGGCCGCGATTGCAGCAAATATCGACCTGTTCAATGGGACAGGCGATGGAAAGGACTAACTTATGCCTGCAAAAACTAATACTGTGATGGCCGCTGACATTCAGACCACTGCACGCGAGATCGACTTCGTGACCCGCTTCGGCCGCAACTGGGAACATCTGCGCGACATTATGGGTGTCACCCGCAAAATTGAAATGCTTCCCAACACGGTGCTGAAGAGCAAGTACGCACAGGGCACCTTGCAGGACGGCAAAGTCGGCGAGGGTGAGGAAATCCCCTACAGCAAGTACACCGTCAAGACCAAGGACTATGAGAAGATCACCCTCGAAAAGTGGGCCAAGGGTACGACCGCTGAAGCCATCCTCGAAAACGGCTACGAGAACGCTGTTCAGATGACCGATGACGAAATGCTGAATGACCTGACCGCCGATGTGGCTGGTCGCTTCTACAAGTACCTCAATACTGGCACCTTGAAAGGCACCTCTAAGACCTTTCAGGAGGCAATGGCAATGGCAAAGGGCCGCGTCCTGAACAAGTTCAAGACTATGCACCGTACTGCTACCGATGTTGTGGCGTTCGTGAATGTCCTGGACGTGTATGAGTACCTGGGCACCAGCGCCGTTATCAACGAACAGAGCGAGTTCGGCTTTAACTACATCAAGAATTTCATGGGTTACAAAACCGTTTTCCTGCTGGCAGAAACCGAAATTGCACGCGGCAAGGTTATCGCCACCCCTGCGGACAACATCGTTCTGTACTACGTCAGTCCCACAAACTCCGACTGGGCTCGCGCTGGCTTCCGCCTCACCACAGACAGCAAGACCGGCATTGTGGGCGTAAACACTCGCCCTGACTATGACACCTTTGTCACCGTTATCACCGCAATCATGGGAATGACGCTGTTTGCCGAATACATCGACGGCATCGCAGTTGAGACCATTACCCCGGCCGAAACGGTCTGACCTGCAAGGGGGTGACTTTGCATGACCGTCCCTGAGCTGTGCGCACTGACGCACAATTTCTTTGACCGGGCAGACGACCCCATTGCCGGGGAGTTTGCCTTTGAGCCGGATACCGTTCCAGCCGGGGTGGTGCCGGGGCAGTATTTCCTCGTGTGCGGATCTATCTTCAACGATGGCGTGCACAAGGCCGGGGACGGTGATCTGACCGCCGAGACCTTCACCGGGACGGTGCAGCCTATGCGCGTGCCGCCCGCCTTTGTGGCGCTGGCTGAAAAAATCGACGCATACGACAAGGCGCTGCCCTCCGGCGGAGTGTATGTGTCCCAGTCCTTCGGCGGCTGGTCCGGCACGATGGCTACAGGCGCGGACGGTCTTCCCGCAGACGGCAAAACTAAATTCCGCGCCGAAATCAACCAGTGGAGGAAGATGTGACATGGTCAATCCGTTCACTGCATCCACCGTGATGCAGAGCTTTACCAAAAAATTCTGCTTCCAGACCCGCAGCTATGAGCCGGATGGCGTCGGCGGCTTTGTGTCCGGCTGGACGGACGGCCCGGAATTTGAGGCCGTAGAGCGCCACGACACCACCGTGGAGGCTCAGGTTGCAGAGCAGGCGGCTACAGCGTCCACCTATACGCTGCTGGTCAACACCGGTGTGCCTCTGGCTTTCCCGGACTACATCAAGCGGGTGAGCGACGGGCAGACCTTTCAGGTGACGAGTGCAGCCGATGAGGGCAACGCCCCGGCAGAATCCGGCATGGGCCTGCGGGCCGTGAAGTGCAAAAAGGCGGTGCTGCCGTGATGGGGCCGTCTGAGAGCATCAACCGGGCGCTGAACACGTTTTTCAACAGGTTTGGCATCCCGGGCTATCTGGAAGATAACATCCCTCCCGGTGCAGAACTTCCGTATCTGACCTATCAGCCGACAATTCCCGGCGGCTGGAATGAGTCCGGCACCTTCCACGCCCGGCTTTGGTACCCGAGTGCCAAAGGCCGGACACCTATTTTACAGACCGAAGACAAGATAAGCGCAGCCCTTGCAGATAGCTTGACCATCGAATGCGAGGGCGGCGCTATTCTTTTGCGCACAGGCAGCCCGTGGGCGCAGCCGCTCGACAACCCGCCCGAGGGCTATCTGTGCGAATACCTCAACTTTGAGCTTACACGGCTTATCCCGTGAGAAAGGATCCTTTATGCCTGAAACTCTGGCAAAAAAATTCGCGGTCAATGTGCTGACCCCGGATGCGTTCAAGAGCATCCCGAAAGGCTCCGGCAATCTGCTTTCCACATTCGACCTTTCCGCTCCCAAAATCGACAGCACCAATGTCGTATGCGCCACGCAGGGCGGCGTGACCATCTCCTACAGCAACAGCATGGAGGATACGCTGGCTGACATCGACAACGCACCCACCAACACCAAGCAGGGCAATGAGGTCACCGGAACCACCGCCACCATCGCCTTTACCACCCCCAACGCGAGCCCCGACGTGCTCAAGCTGGCTATCGGCACGGCTGACATCGATGCGGACGACCCCACCCATGTGGTCCCCCGCATCGAGGCTGCCCTGAAGGACTACAGGGAGCTGTACTGGGTTGGCCCTATGATCGGCGGCGGCTTTCTGGTTTGCAAAATTTTCAACGCCCTTTCTTCCGGCGGCCTGAGCCTCAAGACGGCTCACCGCGGCGGCGGCTCCATGCAGATCACTCTCACCGGCTACGCCGACCTGGAAAACCCCACTCAGGCCCCCATGGAATTTTACTCGATCGTCAAGGCCCCGACCGGGGACTAAGGAGGACATATGCGCAACATCATCGATCTCGACGGCACCGAATACCTCAAGCGCACCTATGAGTGTGCGCAGGCTTATAAAAAGTACGTGGCAGACTCCGGCGTGATGGACATTCTGGGCCGCGAGCCGGAACTGACCGGCACGGAGACGGACGCAGAGCGGCTGGAAAAGCGCCGGGCGCAGGCTAACAAAAACGCCGTGGACATGACCAAGCTGCTTTACACGGACAAGGCAGACCTCACCCTCGGCATCCTGCCCCTGTTCGTGGTGCTGGACAAGGACGAGGAGCAGCCGCCTACCCGGGTGCTGGCCTCTGCCATGAGCCGGGCGCTCCGGGACGTGGACTTCATGGATTTTTTTCAGTCCTTGATGTGATCGGCGCGGACGGCTACCGGCGGCTGGTATCCACCATCCGGCTGGATATGCTCCGGCTGCTGGGCAAGCCGTACATCATGGAGCATATCCGCGCCGAGGCGCGCAGGCATCAGGAGGCGCAGCTTTTCCGGGACTATGTGGCCGACGCCATCGGGCAGTATCTCGGCATCCAGCCCCTTTACTCCGGGCTTGCATCCAAGCATTTCCCCCTGCTGCACACCAAAGAAGACACCCGCACGGCGGAGCAGATCACCGCCGACAATGCAAAAGCTCTGGCGGAGCTGTGCAGAGGAGGTGAAACGCCCTGAACATCTTTAATCTGGAAGCGACTCTGTCGCTGGATGATTCCGCTTACCGGCAGAGCATCCAAAACGTGCAGAACAGCACCAAAAAAGTTGTCACGGAGCTGGGCTCCGAGTACAGCAAAGCAGCGCAGAAAGTCGCCGAGCTGACAAAGCGATACAACGAATCGGCCGAAAAGACCGGGCGCACCTCTGCGCAGACCAAGGAGCTGAAAGCCGCTCTGGCCTCTGCCCGAGCCGAACTGAAAGAGACCACCTCGGCCCTGAAATCAGCCAACGTCGGCATGACGGAGTTTGGCGGGGCATCTGAGACCGCCAGCGGCTCTCTCACCGGAGCCATCACCAAAGCCAACCTGCTTACCGGCGTCATCTCCAACGTAAGCTCCATGGCCCTGTCTGCGGCCAAGGATTTTATCCAGACCGGTATCCAGTATAACGCCCAGTTGGAAAGCTACACCACCGGGTTTACCAACATGCTGGGCAGCGCTGAGGCGGCCAAAGCGGCCATGGACGCCATTCAGGAGGACGCCGCCCGCACCCCCTTTGACGTGGCGAGTCTGACACAGGCCAATCAGCTTCTCATCAGCGCCGGTGAAAACGCGGGTTACTCCCGCAAGGTCATCATGGCGCTGGGCGACGCTGTTTCGGCTACAGGCGGCGGCAATGCAGAGCTGTCCCGCATGTCGGCAAACTTGCAGCAGATCGCCAACGTGGGCAAGGCGTCCGCCATCGACATCAAGCAGTTTGCCTATGCAGGTATCAACGTCTATCAGGTCCTGGCCGACTACACCGGAAAATCGGTGCAGGAAGTCCAGAAGATGACCATCAGCTATGATACTCTGTCTCAGGCCCTTATCGCGGCCAGCGAAGAGGGCGGACGATATTACAACGCCATGGACACCCAAAGCCAGACCATGAATGGCCGGGTATCCACGTTGAAAGATAACGTGAGCCAGCTGGCGGGTCTTATGACCGGCGACCTGAGCAACGGAATCGGCGTGGTCATCGGCAATCTGAACAATATGGTGGTGGCTGCGCAGGACGCTTACAAAAAGGATGGGTGGAAAGGTCTCGGCGAAGCGATTCTAGGCCTGGACAACCCGATCAGCACCATCATCAGCAGTTTTGGCAGGCTGGGCTCGGCGGCTGTAAGCGCTCTGGATAGAGCCAGTTACGCCCTGAACAAGGCCCTTGGCAAAACTGCCTACTCCGATTATGACAGCTACGAGGATTACCGCACATCAACGGACCAGCAAAACTCCCGCGACCGCCGCAGGCAGGCAGCGCTAAATGGCGTTGGCATCAGCAACAAGAGCTGGTCTGAGCGGCAAGCTGAGCTTACTGCTGCCGCTGGCTCCGGTGGCAGCTCTATCACTACTGGCGGCAGCGGCGGGAGCTCTTCCAGTGGAAAGTCTGGTTCAAGGTCCACCACCGAAACGGTCATTTCGTCCATCTCCAGAACGGCTACGACTACCGCTCAGAATGCTCTCGGCACCGTGACCACCAGCATCCAGACTCTGAGCGAAAAGGTCAAGGACAGCGCGGGCAGCATCAAAGACCGCATCACCGAGACCACCACCGAGACAGGCAAGGAGATGGTCAACGGCATCGAGACCACCTATAAACAGGTGGAGACCAAGGTCAACGGCGTGGTGACCAAAACCACAAAGACATACGACGATATGTCGAAAACGCTGGCGGCTACCCTGACCCGCACCACCAGCAAGGTAGAGGGCGGCGTGACCACGGCGGTCCAGGAGGTCACCAAAAAATACGCCGACGGCTCCGAGCACATCGAAAAGACTGAGACCATCACCGAAGAAAACATCGTCGATGGCGTGGCCCAGACCACTAAAACCATCAACACCTATATCGACGGTGTGCTCCAGAATACCAAGGTCGACACCGAAGAGGCCGAAAAAAGCATCCAGGCTGCGCTTTCCCGCACCGAAAAGTATATCTCCGAGATCCAGGGGCAGTCTGACAAAGGCATTTTCGGGCTGGTGAAGTCTTTCTTTACTGACATCAAGAACAAAGACGGCAAGGCCATCGCCGGGGATGTGGTAAAGGTCATTTTCGGGCAGGTGACGCAAGAGCAACGCAACACCATCCTGAAATGGGCAGACGATGCGATGACCGCCATCAATGAGCACTACGCGCAGGGCGGCATTCAGGGGGCGCTGCAGAGCATTGCAAGCCTCTTCAGCAACGGCATCACCCCGGCGGTCAACGGCTCCACCAAAGAAGTGCAGAGCTTTGCCGCCGCCATGAAGGGCCTTTCCGGCACCGGAGGCTCTGGCGGCATCGTCAGCAGCATCCTCAAGCTGTTCGGCGGCGGTACAAAGGCTGCGGCGGCTGCCGGTGAAGCCGGGGCCGGGCAGGCCATTGCGTCCGCAGCGGGCGGAGCAGCCTCCTTCTTCCCGGAGTGCCTTGCTGTGCTGGCCGTCATCGCAGAGGGCGTTGTAGGATTCAAAATGGGGCAGAACGCCCGCGCCCGCGAGGATTCTGGCGAAGAGCGCTCTCTGGGAAGCAAGCTCCTCTCCGGCGCACTTCTGGCGGCCACCGGCCCTATCGGCTGGCTCAGCTACTTCTTCGGTAAAAAGTTTGGCAAAAAGTCCTCGTCTTCGTCTGCTGCAGCAGAAAGCGCCCCGTCTGGCGCCATGAGCTATCTGGACATTCAGGACGCCTACTGGTACGGCAACGAGCGGGCTTTTGCGGGCTACGACTACCGCAGCGACCCCTTTACCTACAACCCCAACAACAATTCCGTCCCCAAATATCAGGCAGAGATACAAGCCCAACTTGCAAAGCTGAGCACCGTAGTGGAGCAGTATCTGCCCGACGTGGCAAACCAGCAGATCGTGCTGGATGACGGCACCATTGTGGGCGCTCTCGCCCCCGGCATGAACGACCAGCTGGGCCATATCCAGATGCTTGCAGAAAGGGGTAACTGAGATGTACGAGATTTTTGCGTATCCCTACGGCGACCCCGAAAACAAGCTGACCGTCTATCAGCCGGGCAACCGGCAGGCTGTGGTGCTGTCACCCAAGCTCACCCGCGAGGTGAGCAAGGGCGGCAGCCTTACTTTTACCATGCTGCGCACCCACCCCTGCTATGAGTCCATGCAGAAGATGTCCACCGCTGTGGCGGTGCATCAGGACGGCAAGGAGATATGGCGGGGCCGGGTGCTCAGTCACGAAGCCGACTGGCTCAACCGCCGGGTCATCTACTGCGAGGGGGCTCTCAGCTATTTCAATGACAGCTGCATTACCCCTTTCAACTACGAGGGCAAGCTGAGGGATTTTTTGGAATACCTCATCAAAGCCCACAACTCCCAGATCTCCGGCGGCAACGGCTACGAAGAGCAGACCAGCTACGACAAAATGAAAAAGTTTGAGCTGGGAAGGGTGACTGCCGCCCTCGGCGACCTTGTGGTGAGCTACGGCGACCGCAACCAGTACGGCGTGGGCGAGGACTACGGCAGCACATGGGACATCATCAGCAAAATGGTGCTCAAGACCTACGGCGGTTACGCCTACTGCACCTATAACTCCACCACCGGCATGAACGTGCTAAACTACTGCGACCAGGCATACGAGGCTGACCGGCAGACTGCCCAAAACATCGAATATGGCGTGAATCTGCTGGATTTCACCGAAAAAACCGACACCAACGACCTTTTCACCCGCATCTGGCCGATGGGCAACAAGCACACTGTCGAAGAGACCAAGACCCAGTGGAAGTACAAATTCCTCTGGTTTAAGTGGGGTTCGACTACCGTAACGACCGGCACCCACGAAGAGCGCTACGGCATCAACGGCACGAGCCAGAGCGCTGTGGACAAGTACCTCCCGAAAAAGGGCTACAGCTGGAATCGGGAATACGGGTGGATCCAGAACGACGAGGCCGTAAAAAAGTTTGGCGTGGTCTCCAAGATCAGGGAGTTTGACACGGACAGCAGCGACGCCACCTTTGCCGCTGCGGTGCAGGACCTGGAAAAGAACGACCTCATGACCATGAGCTATGAGGTCAAGGCCGTTGACCTTGTGGATGCGGGCTATGATACCGAGCGGCTGACCTTTGCCAGCTTTGCCCATATCATCAGCAAGCCCCACAGCATCGACGTGATCATGCTCTGCACCAAGCTGGTGGAGCCGCTCGACCACCCGGAGAAGAAGGAGTACACCTTTGGTATGACCCGGCGCACCCTCACCGACCGGGCCGTGGCAAATCTGGGCGTGACCAACGAGCTCTCAGAAAAGACGGCATCCACCAGCCGGTATGCCAGCGCCACACAGGTGGACACCACGCAGGCGGGCAAGACGGCCAGCGATTTTATCGACTATGCGCCCTCCACAGGCATGACAGTGGGCCACGCCAGCATTACGGCCAACATCCATTTCGGGACGGATGGCCTGACCTTCTCCGGCGTGAAAAACGGCACCGAGCTGCAAAGCTGGTCGGGCTCCACCTTTGCGGCCCAGACCACGAGCACAGACCTCTCCGGCTATGCGGCGGTGCTGCTCACCTACGACGGAGACGCCGCAGCGTGGGCTGCTGCCGGGGGCAGGGGCCGAGCCTTTGCGGTGCTGCCGGTGAACGGCAAAACATACTCCATTCTCTTCCCCGGCGCTCTGGCCCAGCGGCGGGACGTCACGGCGTCCAAAAGCGGTGTGACTTTTGGCAGCGGATACCGACAGACAGAGGCAGGCGCATGGGTGCAGGATGATACTGCCTGCCGCCCGGAGGCGCTGCAGGGCTTTATGTAAAGGAGCGTGATTTTTATGGGCAAGCTCATGGGGGCAAAAATCGGCTCTCTGCACACCTTGGACGACCTCGGCCTTTACCTGTTGGTTGGCAGCCCGCTCATCTCCGGTGCAGAGCCGGACAAAAAGCTTGTGCAAGTGCCGGGCGGCGATTTCCTGCTCGACCTCACCCGGGCTGTGGACGGCAAAGTACACTACCTCCAGCGCACCATCCGGCTTGACCTTAAATGTAAGGCTCCGCCGGATGAGCGCCGCAAGGTGCAGAGCGTCCTCGAAAACGCCTTGCAGGGGCAGTGGCTGCGCTGCGTACTGGACGAGGACCCGGCCAACTTCTGGGTGGGCCTGTGGACAGTGTCGCCCCAGAGCAGAGACCGGCATACCGGCACATTTTCCATCACTGGCACCTGCAACCCCTACAAGTACAATGCCACCGCCTACGCGGGCGCAGATTGGCTGTGGGACGATTTTTATTTTGATGAGGACGTCATCTATGACGAGCCTACGGAGGTAAAGAGCCTGTGAACAAAACTTTTGAAGAAAATATCAACGACATCCGCAAGGCAAAGCGGGGCGTTGAGGTGCGGGAGGCGATGGCCGAGAGCCTTGAGTATGTGGAGGGCTTTGCCTCCACCGCTACCCAAAAGGCAGAGGAGGCCGCAGCCAGCGCCAAAACTGCCGCCGAGGCCAAGGAAGCCGCCGCTGCCTCTGCCCGGACCGCAGAACAGCAGGCGGGCATTGCCACGCAGCGGGCCGAGACTGCCACACAGCAGGCTGAGGCCGCCGAAAGCTCCAAAGCTGCCGCTGCAGAGTCTGCCAAGCGGGCAGAGGCGGCTGCCAAGGAGACCGAGGGCCGCGTCACCACCGACCCCACCCTTACCATCTCGGGCGCTCCCGCAGACGCCAAAGCCACCGGCGACCGCATCAACGCTATCAAAATCGAGACCGATAAGACCCTCACCATCTCCGGCGCGGCGGCGGACGCTGCGGCTGTAGGCAGCATCGTACTGCCCCGGCTGGTGGTGCAGACGGAGGCAGGAAGCACCGTCACCGCAGTCAGCGGGGACAAAAAGGTAACTGGCACGGCCACCGGGGGCAGCTTTTCTGCGGCCCTGCCCCACGACGGAGAGTGGACTGTCACCGCCACGCTCGGCACCGGCGCGGCCACGGAGACGGTGCAGGCGGAATACTGCCGCACCAAGACCCTGACCCTGACCTACTACACCCTGACTGTGACGGTCAAGGCGGGCAGCACCGTCACCGCCCAGTGCGGGGATAAGACCGTGACCGGCACCGTACCGGAGAGCGGCAGCATCAAGCTCTATCTGCCCATCGCTGGCACATGGACCGTGACGGCCACGCTGGGCGATGAGACCACCGAAGGCACCGTGGAAGTGAGCGAGTACAGGGACTACCCCCTTGAGCTGGCCTATGCCCACATCTACGGCGCAAGCTGGGATGGCACCAGCACCACCAAGTGGAGCCGCACCGACGAGGCGGCGGACTTTACCGACCCTGTGCCGTATGTCGCGGGCGCAAGCAGCTATGGCAGTCCTTTCGACAACTTACAGCCCTGGGCGGGTATGGTAAAGAGCGAGCGCACCGGCGGCACGATGGTCAGCATCCCCAAGTTTTGGTACAAGCTGACCCAAAACGGCAGGGGTATGAGCATCCAGATCGCCGACCGCGCGGTGGAGGGCTACAGCGTCAGCCCCGCCCACATGGACAGAGGCGACGGCCACGGAGAGAGGGATGTGGTGTACATCGGCAGATACCACTGCAACAGCAGTTATAAGAGCGGCACCGGCAGCCCCAAGGCAAGCATGACCCGCTCTTCGGCTCGCTCCGGCATCCACAATCTCGGCTCCACCATCTGGCAGAGCGATTTTGCAATGCGGTTTACTATCTGGCTGCTCTATATCGTTGAATTTTGCGACTGGAACAGTCAGAACGCCATCGGGTACGGCTGCGGAAACAACAGCTCCGCGCAGTCGATGGGTTATACCGATTCGATGCCCTACCACACTGGCACGACCCAGAGCCGCCGCACCACTTACGGCTGCGGGACTCAGTACCGCAACATCGAGGGCCTGTGGGATAACGTATATAACTGGTGCGACGGCTGCTACTACAACTCGAATGGCCTCAACATCATCCTCAACCCCGCAAACTTCAGCGACAGCAGCGGCGGCACGGCGGTGGGTGTCCCTTCCAATGGCTATCCGTCCGCTTTTACGGTCAAGACGACCGGCGGGTTCCCGCTCTTTATCCCTACGGCTGCAAACGGCGGCTCCGAAACTTACTCGTGCGATGGCTGGGACTTCGGCTCTTCGGTCCCGTGCCTCTACGTTGGCGGTTACTATAGCCGGAACGCCAGCTATGGCCTGTTCTGCGTCCACTGCAATCCGGTTTCGTACGCGAACTCGTTCGTCGGCTGTCGTCTCCAAGAACTCCCCAACGGGGGAGTCTGAGGGGGGCCGCGGCCCCCGCAGATAACCGCGCCGTAAGGCGCTGAACTTTATAAGGAGGAGACCGCATGGAATACGTATTTGGCACAAAGGGCCGCATCGAAGTCCTCAAGACCAAGGGCAGCCACCACACTGATCTGACCGGGTATCACCAGATCGAGCGGGAGTATCCCGACCAGACCATCACCGACAGCTTCCGCGTTGTCTGCAAGCTGCGCAGCGCGGAGGACGTGGAAGGGCGCTGCTATGACTGGTACGAAATCGACCGCCACTACCGGATGACCGACAAAACCGGCCCTCTGGCAGAGCAGGCGGCGAAGACCGCTGCAGAGATGGAAGACGCCCTGTGCGAGCAGGATATGGCATCACAGGAGCGGCTGGCGACTATCGAGGACTCGCTGTGCGAGCTGGATGCCGCCGTCAACAAGTAAGGAGGACTTCAAAATGGACAAAATCTGGGCAAACCGCCTGGTTGCAGGCACTAAAACTTGGGAAGAGATGCCCGTATCCCGTCGTGCAGGGGTCAAGCGGGAGCTGGCAAAGAGGGTGACTGAGGGCGAGGTCAGTGAAGAGGATTATAAGCGCATCACCGGGGAGGAATACTACAATGAATAAGCTGCTGGAGCTGCTGGAAAAGCTGGTGCGGGTGCTTTTTGGCCCGGGGGACAAGCAGGATGCCGAAGAGGCAAAGCCCGCCCCGGAGCCTCCCGAACCCCTCGGGGCAGAGGCTGTGACCGGCTGGGAGGGCGGCCCGCCCTACCGGTACATCGACGTGAGCCGGTATCAGGGCCTTATCGACTGGGCGCAGGTGGCGGCGGCGGGCTACAAGGGGGCAATGCTCAAGACGGTATCCACAAACCGCAAGCTCTCCAAGCGGGCAGACGGCCTGTACATCGACCCGACCTTTGAGACCAACTACCGAAACGCCCGAGCTGCCGGACTGGACGTGGGCGTCTACTACTACACCTACGCTACCAGCGAGGCCATGGCCGATGCAGAGCTCGCCCTGCTGCGGCAGGCGGTCTACGGCAAGGAGCTGACCCTGCCTGTGGCAGTGGACGTGGAGGACAACCGGCTGGGCAAGCTGGACAAGCAGAGCCTGACCGACCTGACCGCCTATGCTCTGCATGAGGTAGAGCAGATGGGCTTTTACGCCCAGCTGTACACCTACACCGGTTACAAGTATGAGCTGGACATGGCAAGGCTGTCCTCTCGGTGGGACGTCTGGCTTGCCGACTACACCGGAAAGACGCCCAACGTGACGTTTAACTACAACGCCCACCAGCACACCAGCAAGGGCAGCGTGCCGGGCATCACGGGCAACGTGGACCTCAACGTCACCGAGCGCAACTACCCAAAAATCATCCGCAAGAAGGGCCTGACCCGTCTTCGGGAGGGCAAATGACCGAAAAAGAAGCTTTGCTGTGGGTGCTGGGCATCCTGGGCAGCCTGTGCGCTGCAGCCATCACCATCGACAAGGTGCTGG